ACCCACCTTACGCTGTGACTTCCAATAGATTGTAGATACACGTAGTAAGTGACCTTTACCAAAGTCTACAGTGTCTTCAGAATCTGATAATATCCACTCTACAATATCACCTGTTCCAAACTTAGTGTCATACAAAGAAGTAAATTGTCTGTATGCAAGACTTGGCATCTGAGTATTCCACTCATGAGATCTTGTAGGGTCGTAATATGTACCGTCATTCTGGTATCCTTGTACAGCGTAACCAGCAGAACGAACTGGATAAATGGCTTCTAAAGCCTCCAATTGTTCTTGGTTCATCATCCATCCATACTTGTCAATAACGTCTGATACAGACATCATATCCATCTTTCCTACCCAGTTTCCTTGAGAGATGTAACGGATATCTGGAGACTTATGATAGAATGTAAGAAGAGGGTTCCAAAGTTCTAGCTCATAATCATCTTCTTTCATGTTAAAATGCCAGAACTCACGGTCTGTAATAAGCATATCTCTAAATGCACGCTCTTCAAGCTCTTGCATTTTAAAACGTTCTTCATCTACAGCCATTTGGTGGGTAGCCCACTCTTCAATCATAGAACGGTAGTCCTTCTTAAAAAAAGATTCAATCTCAGGTAGAGTTTTAAGAGTCTCTGGAGCCATAGCTTGCTGAGCTTCTTCTGATTGAAAGTCAACACCTTGCTCCATCATTTGAGTCATCATCTTCATTTGAGCTTGTTGAACCAATACGTCCTCTACCATTTGACGCTTAGCTTCTAACATTTCGTTGTATGAAATATCATCAACAGCTCTAAACATAATTCTAGAACTACGTTTAGAAAATTCATTACACAATACATTCACTACATTAGGAATGATTGGGTAAAACTTAAGTTCTAAAGCTGATTCGTCCTCTTTTGTAAGAGTGTCAATCAAATCAGCCATCTCATTATCTTCTTCTACAATGTAATCAGTCTTATCAATAATACCCTTAGCTAACTTGTAGTTCTTCATAAGTCTACGAGCATTACGTCTAAGTTGCTTCATGCCCTGAAACTCTAACCAATCTAGGTTCCAAGCTCTCCATTCCTCATCTTTCTCTTTCTCAGGTAAAAACTGGATAGGTTGGGTAAGTGTACCCATCTTATTATAATCCGCTTTCTTACCAGCTTTTAGGTCTAGAGCATTGTATATTTGCATGATATTTAATTATTTAAGTCTGCTGATTCCTCAGCGGTATTATTAATAGTAGAGCTGCCTGACATAGAAATAAAAGAAGGTGGTGTAACGTAGGTGGTGCTAGTACTAGTGCCTGTACTCCAAGTTCCAAGTGGAGGATAGCTTCCAACTGTTAAGGTGCCATATCCACTAGTTCCAACAGATATAGACTTTTCTTCTTTATCTTCTTCCTTTAAAAGTAGTAAAGCCTCCTCTAAAGTGAGAGAGGTTTCCTTAATTAGTCTAGAAAGAATAGCAACCTTCTGTACGTGAAGGCTTTCTGAATTGTTTTCCATATGTTATCTCATATTTTTAAAAGCGTTTCTAGGGGGACGATTGTTACCAGAATTAGCTTTAGAACCACCAATATGTCTAAAGGGGCTCCAATTTAATTTACTAAATTTCTGGGAGTTATCCAAGTTTTCTTTTGTAACTTCTACACGTTTAGACACTCCACGGTTAGATTGTTGCACCTTTGCAAAGGCTATAAGAGCACAAAAAGTTACAAGTCTATCCACGTTTAGTCCATCTCTGTAAGCCTGCATCTCTTTAAGTAACATAATATCTGGTATGCGTTCTACACCATAAATGGTTTTTACTATCTCACCATCTGGTTTAGTCTCATGATCTATCTCTTCTTTAAGATATTCTATACCGTATGAGAGCACTGTTCCTTTAAAAAGCGTACCAACGTTCTTCCAACCATACTCTTGGAACACGTTACGATTGGCACCAATATCTTTCAAGAACAAGATCATGTCTTTTGGTACTAAGTAACGCTGCTTCTTCTTGGATATCATATACTGTATAAACAAAGCTACGTTATTTTCCACTACCGTCCATGCGTTATACCACTCTATGAGAATCTCAAGACGCTCATGAGTTTTGTTAAGATCGTCAAAACGTCCACACCATGAAGCTACGATACCATCACGTTCTAAAGTGCTAGTTACCTTTCCATTACCGTCATCCTTAATAACTTCTACAGGATTCTTATACACGTATATAGAACATAATGATTCCGATGTAGTAGTCTTTCCTTCACCAACTGGATCCACAGAAGCATAGTACATCCCAAATGGTGGATTCTTAGCTGGACGTTCATAAATACAGATCACTCCCTCTTTGTCTTCTGTCTTCTTAGATATTGGAAAATCCATAATAGGAATTTTTCTAGATGGTTTATCTACAATCTTTCCTTCTGCATCTCTAGATAATTCCAAATATTCTACTGAATACTCTTTATCTTGAATACGTTGCATCTGTTTAGCTACCAAGTGTGGAGGGAACACACTCACCTTACGGGTAGCAAAAGCTTCTTCAATATTACGTGGTTGCTGAGAAACTGTCAACTGATAAGCTGCCGGATCTAGCTCTTTTTTCATTCTAGTAAACTCTGTCTCCAAAGCTTCTAAAGCTTCCTCCACCTTAGAGTTACCGTATTGGTCAATATAAGGGGGCATAGACCACTGTTCAGGAATAAATAGACCTGTAACACCAATTGTTCCTTCCTTGTCTATAAGGGTCGATTCTACCCCATAGAAACCATTCTCTTCTGGATGTAGGATGTATTCCTTCATTGGTTCACACTGATCAAGATCACCGACTGATCCAGCAGCTATAAACTGACCTGTAATAATATGACCAGATTTTAAGGCAGGTTTCATGAAACCATAAGTATCATCCATCTTAGGAGCAATACCTGCTTCCTCGTGGAAGAAATACGTTACAGGTCCACCGACACCATGTGTAGGATCTTTCTCAAATGAGTAGAGATTGATCGTAGATTTCAAACCTTTATAACTATCACGACCACCTATTCTCACTTTAATCTGTTGGTTCCACGCCCCCACCTTATCTGGTTCTGCCGGTCTATACCAAGCAGTGTGTTCATTAAGAAAGTTACGGTATTCATTAAGAAACTTCCATGATCCTTTCTCGTTAATATAGTCTTTTAAACTTGCTCCAATCTTTAATACAGCACCAGGTTCAAATACCCACTGGTTAATTAGTTTAGCCATATGGAAATAAGAGGAGGCTATCTGACGTTTCTTTAGAATAATAGCATGCTTCCAATGCAGTTCAGCCAAATGCTCGTATAGAGCCATATGATACTGAGCGTCTCTTATCTTAGCAAAGTCAAAACGCTTTTCTTCTTTGTCATAAATTGGTAAGAAGTTTAACCACATGTAGTAGTCTCTACTAACATACCATTTATGTTCACCGTCTTTTACAATAATACCGTTACGACATTTATTTTTCTGATCGTCCCAATATGCAATAAAATCTTTGGTTTTTACAGGAGCTGCACAATAAAATCCTTGTTTCTGAAACTTGCGTCCTTCTTCATTAAAGATCTTACTAGTCTCATTAAACTCATACTTACCTGGCTCTTTAAAAATAGATAGTAAGAAATCCCTAAATTCTTCTCTTGTATAGAATGTAGTTACATCCCACGTGCCATTCTCGTATGTTGGTATTTCTTTAAACATTATTTCTGTTCGTCAGTGTTGGTAAATTTATGCACAGCATCAATATCACCCTTAGCTCTATGCAATAAATACAAGAGTGTGTTAATGTCTTTACTGCGTAATATACCTTTTATTTCATAATTACTCCAATAAGCATTGTATAAGTTTCTTGGAATAGCATTCCATAACTCAGTGTATGGATTAAAATGAAATGTCCAATCATGCATAAACTCATGTTTTACATCTGAAATAGGTGCAAACTCTTTGATTTCATAATCTGTGTAAACTTCTTGTGACATAGTTTTAATATTTTAAATGTTTTAGGAAAGCAGAAGATGGGTGCGTGGACATCTGCTTTTACAACTGGCATTTCTAACCTCTAGGTATCCGCCCTTTCTACAGTTAAAGGATACATTCCAGTCAACCTTATGCTGTAGAGGATGGACTCGAACCACCATGTGGACTTTATCAGTTGCTCCACACCCACGAGACAGGTGGGCACGTTTGCCAATTTCGTCACTCTACAATATTCTATTGATCATAAGCTAGATTCTGACCTCCTCTAACTTGTGATTGTTGCTCATCTTGTAAATCTCTATACGTAGCTTTAAAAGATTGTCTAATTTGATCAAACTTAGCAGCAGCATTTATAAGTGCTGTAATGTTACCATCTCTACCATGTTCAATCTCTGTGGTCTCCATGTATTTACCAAGTCTCTCCACCATGCTTTTCATACCCATGTAGGCACGATAAGTTGGTGTCTGATATAACTTCTCACAAAACTTAATTGCGTTGCTTATAACCTCATCATCTGTAGAAAAATCAGCATCTACCTCTGCAAGTATAAGCTCTTCTTTGTCTGCTTCTGGTACATCAAAGAATGGATTAAGATCTGGGTTAGGACATGTCATATAAAACACATATGCATACACCTTCATGTAATCTAATGGGTATTCTAACATGATGTCACTTAATGACTTCAATGTGTGACAATGTTCACTTGGAACCACCTGTCCGTTCTGTATATCAAATAATCTAATCATTTTGTTCTTTTATATCGTAGTAATAAGAATCACTATCTTCACTCACCCATCTGTCAGACATTGTTTCTACACTTTGTAACACTCTATCCACCTTTATTTCTTTTA